TTCAAAGAGGGGTCCGGGATTTTCCTGGTCCCCCTCTTTGGGCACCCTTGGCTCGGGGGTGTGAATACCGTGCTCGCGTTTGCCGTGCGTTAACGGCTTCATTTATGTTTGTTTGTCTGTTTTATTATGTTTGTTTGTCTGTTTGTTATGTTGGTATTGTTCGTGTTTAATGTTATGACCACATTACACTCCAGCCAATGAAGAACAGATGGTGCGGTTATTGCTGGCGGAATTCCTAACGTCCTGGATCCGTTGGTACGCATCACAAAACAATTTGCAGAGAGAGTGGTGAAACGGCTTGGGAATCCCTGAGTACAGGGAAATCACACTGATAGCTCATCTTGGCTGTTTTCAGTCATGGACCTTATGCAGTGTAATTTGGGTGTACCCCCCATAGCTTAGGAGGAATGTTCTGTCTTGGCACTAGAGTGGGACGCTGATGCCTCCGTGTCTAGGATGGTCTAAGGGACAGAATGGGGTGCCTCTGATGCCATACTACCTGATAGGGTGCTCTCACGGCCTCTGCATCTTAGTGAGAAGTTCAATTTTATGGAACATTTTGGCTTACTACAAACTTTGGGAGAAGGTGTTGACAAAATTTTGACTCTTTCAGACTTGGAACAGGAACAAGTTATGCAAACCCCTGATAGAGTGAGTGTTGCTGGTGCAAGTTATTTTACTAGTGTTGATCAGTCTAGTGTTCATTCTAGTGTAGTTGGTTCACATCAGGATGAAAGGTTGTTGACTTCTGTTGACATGCCAGCATCAAAGAAAACTCAGGGTGAAAGATTTTTCCTCATTCACACAGCTGAGTGGACTACAACAAATGCCAATTTAAATGAAATTGCAAAATTGGATGTGGTGAAATTGTTATATAATCAACAGTTCTCTGTGGATGGGTTCTTGAAGTATCATACTTATGCCAGATTCGGAGTGGAGGTACAAGTTCAGATTAATCCTACTAGTTTTCAACAGGGTGGTTTGATTTGTGCATTAGTGCCCGCTGATCAAGGTTATGGTTCACTTACATGTTTAACTTGTTATCCTCATGGTTTGTTAAATTGCAATATAAATAATGTTGTTAGAATTAAAGTACCTTTTGTTTATACTAGAGGAGCATATAATTTGAGAGAACCACAATATCCTATTTGGGAGTTGACTATAAGAGTGTGGAGTCCCTTGCATATTGGAACTGGAACATCAACCTATGTGACTGTAAATGTCTTAGCAAGGTTAACTGACTTGGAGCTACATGGTCTAACTCCAGTGTCCCAGATGATGAGAAATGAGTTCAGAGTTTCAACAACTGATAATGTGATGAATTTGTGTAATTATGAAGATGCTAGAGCCAAAATATCTCTAGCTTTGGATCAAGAGTCATGGAGGAGCGACCTATCTGAAGCAGGAGGTGTGAAGATTTCAAATTTTTCTTCTTGGACATCAATTCCAACATTAGCGGCGCAGTTCGCTTTTAATGCTTCAGCCACAGTGGGACAGCAAATCAAGATCATTCCTGTGGATCCATACTACTATACCATTCACACTGAAAGTCCTGAACAAAAGTGTGTTACTGCTTTGGCATCAATTAGCCAAATGTTCTGTTTTTGGAGGGGAGACATTGTTTTTGATTTCCAAATATTCCCCACCAAATATCATTCAGGACGATTGTTGTTTTGTTTTTACCCAGGTCATGAAAATTTAGATGTCTCAAGAGTGACTTTGCAACAGGCTACTTCATCACCTTGCGCGGTTATGGATATAACTGGCATTCAATCAACATTAAGATTTAGAGTACCATGGATTAGTGACACCCCATACCGTGTGAATAGGTACACAAAATCAGCTCATGTGAAAGGAGAGTACACTGCAATTGGAAAACTTATAGTGTTTTGTTATAACAGACTCAGTCACCCGTCGAATGTTGCAAATTTTGTGTCGATAAATGTGTACATGAGCGCAGTGAATTTGGAGTGCTTTGCCCCTATTTATCATAACATGACTTATCAAGCACAGGCAGGTGATGATTCTTTCAGCTCTACCCCAGAAATAGAACAGAATGCCCCTGATGAGTTTGGTGGTATAACAACACCCAAGGATCTGAAAGGAAAGGCCAACTCAGGGAAAATGGACCTTGCAGCCGGTCGTGTACCTGCTGGAACTGTGACTATACTGGAAGATCCTTTGTTGGCAAAGAAAACTCCCCAAACTTTCCCGGAGAGAGCTCCTGGAGTGTCAAGACACACTTCGGATCATATGAATATATACAAGTACATGGGTAGGGCACACTTCTTGTGCACTTTTACTTTCACTTCAAATAATAAGGTATACACATTTCCCTTAACTTTGTCAGCTACACAAGACCCACCCCATGGCTTGCCATCAACTTTGAGATGGTTCTTTTCTTTGTTTCACTTGTATAGAGGACCTTTAGATTTATCTATTGCTATTGATGGAGCAACTGATGTTGATGGAATGATTTGGTTCACCCCTGTTGGGTTGGCGTCGGACACTATCTGGACAGAAAAGGCATCTGAGCTCTCAATTGACTACAAGAGTTCGCTTGGTGGTGTGAAGTTTAATACAAGAAGGACCGGAAATGTTCAGTTGCGCTTGCCCTGGTATACATATTTGTATGCTATCAGTGCAAATCTGGATGGAACTGGTGATGCAAGTGATTCAACTTTTGGGATGTTGTCCATTCAGATTTCAAATTACACTAGCACTGATGAGTATTTGTCCTTTTCTGTGTACCTTTCAGTGACTGAAGAATCGCAATTTCTTTTTCTAAGGGCCCCAATGAATAATGGTGTTTTAAAAGAGTCTGATGGAAGAATGTCTGTTAGAGCTAGGAGGGCTCTGGGTGATCTAGAGTCTTCTGTTGATGATCCAAGATCGGACTCAGATAAAAAATTTGAACAAGAAATTTCAAATGAAATAGGGCCAGTCGAACAAATTCCTTCAAATACAAAACTTGGTCAGGTTTACAAAGATTTGAGAATGGATGTGGGGAAGTTGAGGATGAAGTATGCACAAGAATCTCTAAGGAAACGAAAAGAGAGAGAAACAAATTTTGTTTCCCAGTCATCATTCCAGGATTTTCTCCTCCTTGGAAAGAAAACATGCCCATACAGGGCATTCACATTTGATGGTGATATCTGGGTTTTGAACACACCGGGTTACATTCAAAGGAAGTGGGGAGGAAACATTAAAGCCTTTGTCAAGTACAATAATAGTGGCGATCCTGGGTTGGATTTCCTAGATTGGACTGTTTTGCCCACTGATATGAAAATTTTACAAGCATTATCAAATTTGACTCAAAATCGTCGCCTACTGGATATAGAAATTATGGTAAAGATCTTTGATTATGAAAAGCTGGATGAAAGGTTTGGTGAATGTGTGTCAAATGCTCCTTGGTCTTTTCTTGGTGTTGAATTGTCAACTTATTTTTTAAATTTTTTTAGATGTACAAATGAGTCTAAAAGTGTGATCTCAAAATTGATGGACGCTTCTAATTCTAGTGAGGAATTTCTTTCTGAGTTTAGGTCTTTGTCTTCTGAAGTTAATGGTTTTTTGGATACTGTCAAGTCTGCTGTGTCTGGCTTTGTGTTTGAATTGTCAGAGAAAAAATGGATGTGGATTCTGAGGACTGTTTTGAGAATGATACGATCTGGAACATTCATATGGATGGCAAATCGGATAGAGAACGGTTCGAAGCTATACATGGGGATGTTGGCTTTAGAACTAGTTGATTTGGGCATTGACATAGTTGATGCCGGGATGTGGTTTTCTGTAATATTGAAGCGACAGTTTGAATTCAAGTGTGATGACAAGATGATGGGGTTAAGATCTGAGGCATCAAGCCTTGCTGAATTTCTGAGAAATGCAGTTTGTGGAGTGTCTTTGTTCAAGTCTGCAAAAGATGCAATAATCTGGCTTTATGATAAAGTAAAGGACTGGTATGATGAAAATTATGGACTGAAACGCCAGGCTCTTGTGGCGTTGATGAAGCATCAGGAGGATCTGGAGAATGTGCTGTCTCTTGTGGATGATTATTGTGTGACAGTGGTCCAGGAATCAAACAAAGAACAAATGTGTACCACTGGTTTGAAAATTCTTAGATGCTTGAGAACCTTCTATAGTTTGACATCTGGAATGGACGATTTGAAAAGCTACATGCATCCCATCCAAGATGCTATAACCAAAGTTCACATGAAAGTTAGAAATATTGGGCACATAAATCAAACTGTAGTGTCAAGACCAGAGCCAGTTGTCTGTTACATGTATGGTGAAAGAGGTGGTGGTAAATCTTTAACATCTATGGCGCTGGCTGTCAGAATTTGCAAGCTAATGAAAGTTGATCCAAAGAAAAACATATACACAAAACCAGTTGGTTCTGACTACTGGGATGGTTATTGTGGACAAATGGTGTGTATCATGGATGACATGGGACAGAATACCGATGATGAAGACTGGCAGAATTTCTGCCAGTTGGTGTCTGGCTGTCCATTAAGGTTGAATATGGCTGCACTGGAAGAGAAGGGCAGACATTTTGTCTCGCCTTTCATAATATGTACATCTAACCAGTCAGACCCTTGTCCAAAAACCATCTATGTAAAAGAGGCCATAACAAGAAGACTCCACTTCAAGGTTGAGGTAACTCCAAAAAATGACTACGTCTGTGGAAATAATATGTTGGATGTGGAAAAAGCAAAGATGGATGGTCAAATCGCTGAAATGTCATGTGTAAACATTGTGTCAAATTGCAGCAGATACACTCTACTATCATTGGCTGATGAAATGGTGGGGTGTGTACAGTCTAGAACCAAAAATATGGAAGAGTTTATGAGTCTGTGGTCACAAGCTTTCTATGATGGTGAGAATGTCTCCATTGATGCCGAGATTGAAGAACTGTTGAGAGTGCCAAAGGCCTCGGCTGTGAGAATCCATTTGAGGAAAATGTTTGAAGCTGTGAAGCAGAATAAATGGTGGTTGTTGGGGGCAGCCCTAGGTGTGTGTGGTCTTGCTTTTGGTGCGTGGAAAAGTTACAAGTGGTTTACTTCAAGCACTGAATTGGAATCAGATGGAGTCTATCATGGTGTGACAAAACCTAAAAATGTAGTCAAGTTGGATCAACCTGTTCGACCAGAATCTCAATCGATTATTGAAATTTCTAATTTAGTACACAAAAATTTGTGTCGATTTGGAATTGGAAAAAAGAATGGAGAACAAATATGGGTGTTGAATTGTCTTGGATTAAAAGATGATTATGTGCTGATACCCTCACATGCTTACCAGTTTGATACTAATAAGGAAGAATTTTTGTTTGAGCGTGAACATGTAGTATACTCCATATCACCTGGGAACGTGGAAGTGTATTCTCTGGACACTGGATTGCAGGATGTTGTTATTATGAGGGTCCCTAACATGCCTAAGTTTAGAGACATAACATCTCATTTTATAAAAAGAAAAGATCTGGATGATGTCACAAATAAAATGGCAACCTTGTGCACTAATTATAGGGGTGTTTACCAAATGATCGCAGAAGGGCCAGTTTCAATTGAAAAGATGGGAACATACACACACGTTGATTCTGAAGGTAATAAACATGAATTGACAGTAAATGATATAATTAGAGGGAAGGCACATACCTTGCCTGGAATGTGTGGTGGAGCAGTGGTCTCTAGCAATCAAAAACTTCAAAATCCAATAATTGGGATTCACGTGGCGGGGGGTCACGGTAACACTATGGCAAAAGTAGTGTGGCAGGAAATGTTTGAGGTTATCAATACAAAGGTGCTTCATTCACAGAGGATTAGAAAAGTTGAGTTTTCACAACGCAAACTAAATGTGGGTACAAAAACGCTTTTTCATAAAAGCCCCATTTATGATTTGGTTTCAAAAAATTTGATTAACTACCCTGCTTCACTCCCCTTCTCTAAACAGAATGATATTGATCCCATTCAAGTCATGCTTTCAAAATATGACACGAAGATGGTTGATGAACCTGATTGTTGGCATAGTGCAATTGAAGCTTTTAAAGTGGATGCTTGTGCTGGGTTTAAACAAAATAAAAGGCTGACGATCAGGGAGGCTATTCTTGGTGTTGGAGGAATGGATGGAATAAACATGAAGTCTTCTCCTGGGATACCGTATGTGTTTGAACACTTTAGAAAGGAGGATCTGATTGAAATAGATGGTGACTCTTGTGTGCTACATCCATGGCTTGAGAGCAGAATCAAAAACAATGCAATAATGATGGAAAAAGGAGGAAGTCTTGATGTTGTTTACGCCACGTCTCCTAAGGATGAACTGAGGCCACTGGAGAAAGTGTGTTGTGGGAAAACACGAGCAATTGAAGTGTGCCCGGTGGATTTTACCATCTTGTGTAGAGTGATGTGGGGAGAGGCAATTGTCTACTTCCAATCTAATCCATCTTTCACAACTGGTATTGCTGTTGGAATTGATCCAGACACAGACTGGGATTCATTGTTTAGAGCTATGTGTTTGTTTGGTGATAAGGGGATGGATTTGGATTTTTCCGGCTTTGATGCTTCCTTAAGCCCTTTCATGATTTGGAGCGCTGTACGCATTCTTGGAGAAATGTGTGGAAATGCAGAAATTCATGACCAATCACTGTTTAGATCCATTTCTAATAGTGTTCATCAAATGTGTGATTTAATTTTCCATGTTGAGGGTGGAATGCCTTCAGGCACCCCATGCACTTCATTGCTAAATTCCATTGTGAATTGTTTGTGTTTGTATTATGTTTTTTCTAAGGCATTGGGGGTGTCTTGTTTTGATGTCAAGAGTGTGGTGAAGTGGATAACATATGGTGATGATGTTCTGATTGTCTTTAACAGAGATGTGGATATAAATTTTGATTCTTTGTGCCCTGAAATAATGGAACAGTTTTCAATGTTGGGACTGAGTGCAACATCTTCTGAGAAGGGAGTCCCGAGGGTTGTTTCATTGGGTGAGTTAACTTTTTTAAAGAGAAAATTTCACTTTGAGGATGATCGTTTTCGTCCGTCTATTAATGAGAAGACAATTTGGTCCTTAGTCGCTTGGAAGCGGAGCGACGCAGATTTTATCCAAAATTTAGAAACAGCCTCCTGGTTTGCATTTCTAAAGGGATTTGAATATTATTCAAAGTTTAGTGAGCAGTTGGAGGCAAAATTGGATATTGCAAAAGTGGAATATAAACTAAAACCTTATGCCTATTGGCTCTCAAGATTCAAACAGTTGGAATTTTGTAGAGATATGAATTAGGATAAGCAAACTTGTGTTTAGAATTTTTTGATTTAGGTTTTTGCATAATCATTTAGAATGTGCTGGTGATGGGTTCTGGCAGGCAGGTCCGTCAGAAGCTTTTAGAACTGGTGATTTTGTAGTTTTAGTCGCTTAAT